TCATGTGTACGAACCTCACTTGGAGTAGTTAAATAAATTGTTAGTTTAGCACATTACTTCTTAGTCTTGCGCTTCTTCTTCTTTTTGGGTTTTCCGTAGTGACTAGGCATCTTCTTCAGTCTCCATATTTACGTTGTCGTTAAAATCCATTAACGCGCCTTCCAGTATCATGCCAAGTCCTCTAGCATCGTCTGGCTCGGCTAGTTCAGCTAGTGACTTTAGCGCATCGATAATGTCTTGAGTCATTGGTTCTGTCTGTGACAGTTTTAATGCTGTATCAAATAAGTCTGCCATTACTTCTTCCTCTTTTTCGCTTCTGCTTTCATTTTCTTGTCTGCTTTATCTACAACAGCTTGCAGTTCGTCTTGCGATAATCGAACTGGTGATTCTGCAATAGCCTCAATTAGCGCATTCATTCTAGGGTCTACTAAGTCTTTTCTGCCTAGATTGTGCAATGCAAAACTTTCTGCCCACCATTCTTTGCCGTTTTTAGCCATATACTTTGTAGACTGCATCTTGTCTCTTTTGCGGTTTAAACGCTTTAGTACCTGCTCTAAGTCTGGCTCGTTGCCACTAAACGCAAACGCCCTTCTGTTGTACTCCTGATGCACTGTATGCCCATATTCGTGATATACAGTTGTTCTAATGTCATCTAATGGATCAATAAAATACTTTTCTGCTGTGTGCGGTCTTAGGCTAGGATCGTCACCAAACTTCCAGTTATTTACTTGTTTAACTCCTGCAATATCGCGCTGTTCTTGTATAGCACCATTAATTTTTTGCAGTTCTAGCCTTGCCTTAGATACTTCATCACTTGCGGCAAATACCTTGTTAGATATAGCCCTTATCTCATCTTCTGGCGCATTCGTAATTTCCATTCGCACCCAAAGTTCATCAAGTTCTTCTCTTTCCTTTCTTAACTTGTTTACAACCTCTTGCTGTTTCGCTCTTTGCTTTTCTAAATCATCTGCTTTGCTTAGTGCTTTCTTGCGCTTTGCAGGTGTCACATAAACTGCACTTGCAGTCTTGTCTAGGTATTTAGGGTTAAGTCCCATCACCCCATCACCCATGCTTGCAACTCCGCGTTTAGCTTCGTCAAAACCTCTCACTTGCGGCACTTTGTACTTTAAAGAAAGTTCTGCTGTCTCGTCTAGCATTCCAACCATCACGCTTGAAAGGTCGTCACTAAAATCATGCTCTATTTTTCCAAACCCTTGCCGACTGTGTAGCACCCAGTCCTTGTGCTTTCTGCTGTCGTAGCTGTCTCTAGTAAAGCGCACTGACGCATAACCGCCAACTCTAGGGTATGCAAAGTAATCTTTACCTACATTGCCCTTTTCAACATCCTCGTAATTAGGCTTAATCTTTTTCTTAATATCTCTTTCTGCATCTTCCCTTTTCTGACGCTTTGGTACTCCTTGTGGCGGCTCATCTAGGTCAACTGGTTCTTCCTCTACCACATCAGATACTACTTCTTCATCGAATACTGGTCGCCAGTGATGCTGACATCTGTAGCCACCACGAACAACAAATGGGTCGCCTGACGCTTTACCTGCCCAGTTGCCTGACCATATCTCTGCTATTTCTTCTTCAGTGTAGACCTTACCAACGTGCTTTTTGCAGTGTGATCGGCTGTTGTCTTGTAGACCGCCAAAATACTTCCATTTAGTAACGCCTGATTGCTTACCGATAGCTACGTTAGCATTAGCGTTAAACTGCATTAGACCATCATGCACCTGTTGGTCTGCGTAACGCTTTAAGTTGCCGCTAACAGTCGCTCTGACGTTCTTAACCGCATCAGAGAATGACGTACCAACCAGAGTCATATCATAGATTTCTTTTGATACTGCTGATAGGTACTGATCTCCTACTGACTCAAAGCCCTGAAAGGTAAGCGACTGCAATTGCGTAATGACGCTTTTATCAAGCCTAGTAAAGTCACCATACTCTGCAAGCATATCTGTTGCGCGTTCTGCTACGCCTGTGTAGTCCTTTACAATCTTATCGACTTCTTGCAGGTACTCTTTGTCGATGATCTTTCTAAGTTCGTTCCTAGACTCTACCGCCCACTCTAGGTCAAAGAACTCACCATCAGTTAAGGGCGCACCAGACATTAGGTCGGTTATCTTGTCCTCTAGGTTTACAATCGCATCACCTAGTTTAGCCTGATGATCTTCCGATAGTTTAGCTAGAAAGTCTGCGTGTGATCCGTCTGACATCTACGCCTCTGTTTGAGTCTTGTCACTGTAGTCACCGACAGCAGTAGTGCTTGCCTCTATCTCAACGTGCGCTCTAGCTAAATTCTCATCGTCTAATAGCAAATCAGCTATCTTCTTATCAATTTCTTGTGCAAGTACAGTAGACTTAACGCCTGTTGCTCTTAACTGCTGTAAAAACACTAACTCTTTGTCGTAGTCTCTTAGATCAAAGCTGTCTGGATAAAATACTTCAACTATGTTGCCAGTGTGACCCTGCCAGTCGCAGTACAAGCCCCATAGCTGTTCTTCTGCAAGTTCTAGCAGGTCGGCTTTCTCTGATAGCTTGGCATTGAGCATTTGAAACTCTGTCTGTAGTGCTATGCCTGATTGCTTCACTGCTTCGCTACCGCGCACTGCGCCCATGTGAGCCATGCGGTTTATGGCCTCTACTTTGTCGCTTATAGCGTTCCTAACAGCATCTAGGTTCTGACCGCTAGGTTGCATTTGGTAAGGTCTTAGATTGGCATCCATATCATCTGGTAGGTTGATTACTGCACCTGCGCCTGCACTAGCATCTGTCTCAAACGTCTTAACTAGTGTCGGGTGGTTGCTTATACGAATCAACTGCTCTACTTCTGATAGTTCTTGATAGATAGCACGTTGCATAGGCGCAACATCTGTTAAATCGCTTATACCAATGCCTCTAATGTTTGATCGGTTAGCAGGTAGGAAAACAGCAGGAATCCTGCCTAATGTATTTGGCACAACCTCTAAATCGTATTTAGTGTCGTTGCTACTGCGATAGCTTCGCACCTCGTCTTTTGTCCACTCTCTAAAGTGCGTTTCTGTATCACCATTATCTAAAATATTTACTTCTTCTCTAATCTTTAGAAACTCTAGTTGAAATCTACCACTTGCTGATCTCTTGTATTTCCAGTCAAAAACGTGTTCTGGAGTGAACATTGTGACATAGGGTCTTATATCCTGATCTAGTTCTTCTGCTCTTGTGCCTGCTTGGCTTTGTGGTTTGTCCATCATCAACCAAACATGACCATAAACGCTAGACCATATTTGCGCCTGCCTCATAACTGAATCAAAAGATCGACCATCAAGGTCAGCATCTTTTAAAAATGATTCTAATGCAGGGTCGCCTGCCATCTTATCAAACGATCTGGTTGGCGGTACGCGCCAAAGATAGGAACTGTAAATGTGTATTATGTTTTTGCAGTGATTGTCCATAGGCGTTAGGTCAACTCTGCGATTGTACTCTTTCTCACCTTCGCTAACGTACTGCGTTAGATACTCACCGCTAGAATAGTGCTGACCACCCAAGTAGGAACGCAGAAAAAACTCCCACTGCGTGATGTAGTCGTCATAGGTTGGGTGCGTATCTGCTATTGCTTTGTTTTCAATCATCAAGTCCACCTTGTCGGCTGTTCCACGTTATATTCGGTTCTTATCGGGAACATAGTCTCAACTAAATAACCTAGCGCGTCATTCATGTGATCGTAGCCACCGTCTTTATCTGGTTGGCTTGTTCCTTCCTTATATGTTTGTCTTTCTAAACTCTTAATTGTCTGCTTGCATTTAGGTGCTACAAACAGATGCCGCTTGCCATTGCTAGACTTTAAGCGACTATTCACTGCGTTGATTCTATCCCTGACCAATGCGTGAGACTTCTTAACCTTAACGCTGAACCCTGCGTTCTGTAAGATCGACAAATCAGTGCGACCACCTGCGCTTGTTTTGCGCTGTCTTGATGCAGGATCGGGATAGATAATGATATGGCGATTAGGGTATCTAGCCTTTATCTCGTCAACCATTTCATCTGTATTCGATCCAAACATACAGACCTCATCAATGACCAATATGTCGTCACCCTGCCGTTGACAAACGACAGCAGACATAGGATCAAGGTTAAAGTCCATACCAATGTGTAGTGTACCACCATTGTCGGCTACATCCAAAACTGATAGTTCTCTATTGAATCCGTAGTAGATAAGACCTTGATAGGTCACGAACTCTGCACAATACTCTTGATTAAATGTGCGCTCGTCTAGGTCAAGTCTAGCCTGCTCTACTTCACTCTCCGGCACATTGCCACCCTGTAGAGTTGTAAACTGAAAAGACTCCCAGTCATCAGCACCCTTGATGCCTGATGCCCATAGATCGTAGAAATGGTTTCTGCCTTTAGGTGTACCGATAAACAGTGCGCTACCCTGCCTATCTGACAGCGATGGTCTTAGAACCTCATACCATGCTTCTGGGCGCATATCTGCAAACTCGTCAAGGACAACAAAGTCTAATGCGCGTCCGCGCAGGTTGTTAGGCTTCTCTGCACCCTTTAGGCTAATAGTTGATCCGTTAATAAGTTTGATTGTAAGGGCTGTTTCGTTGGTCTTAGATATGTATTCAGAAGGTATGCTGAGTATAAGCATATCCCAAGCAATCTCTTTAGCCGCGCCATAGGTCGGTGCTACATACCAACAGTTTTTGTTCTTGCCGCTAACAGCCGCTTTAAGTATCTCGCCAGTAGACAGAAAGGTCTTGCCGAATCGCCTGCCTGCTACAACAGCGCGAAACCTAGATTGACTATCAAATATCTTAGTCTGTGGCTTTGTTAGGTTCATCACGATCCAAGATGATTTGTATTGGTGGTATCTCTTGCACTGGTTCTACTACCTGCTCACCCCAGTTTTCCCTGTCTCTGTGTTTAAGGTAAAAGATGATCGCTGTGTTGTCACCTGCAATAGCCTTTTCAAACAGTGCGCTAGTGACCTCATCCATGCCAGAACTGCGACCTCTTTTTATAGCCTCTAAAAACTCTGGAAACTCTTTCTGCTTTGAGTAGATTGTAGCCTCGCAAACGCCAAGACAATCAGCAATCTGGGCGACAGTTAAGCCTCTTGCCGCCATGTTCTTTGCTCTCTTGCATATCTTAGCGTCTGGTTTCCAACTAGGTCGAGCCATTACATATCCTGTCCGAATGCCTGTCTGACATCCATGATTGGGTTTTTCATTATGATTTCGTGTTCTTCTGGTGGCAACCCATGTAATCGACAATCGACAGCATCAGCCCAGTAGGTCAACGCAATCTTTATCTGGTGTCCTGCGGATGGGTTATCCATTAGTGATTGTACTATTTGATCTAGCTTAGACAGCAAGTCATGCCATCCGTTCTCCTCACATTCAACTACTCTGTTTATTAGCTGTAAGTCCATAATTCACCCCCAGTTGGGTTATATAGGTACAGACAGTCTATCGGATGACAGTGTGTGAATCAATCGTTTGATTTCTTCGATAGCCTTTTAAATCGTCTTTAGCGATCAATGCAAGCATTGTAAGTATGAATAGTATGATTAGCTTCATTTTGCCCCCAAGTGTGTTAGGCGGCATTCTAGGGCTTTCTATGGGTGTTTGCTAATGCTCTTTAGTGATTGGTGGTATGTTGCTAGGTAATGATCCGTTTTTTGGCACAAGTGGATCAGTCTTGCTCAATCGGGGTAGAGGTTACCCTGCCAATTCTTTAAATTACTTGCACCAACATCATGCCAATAATTGCGGCAACAAAGATTATCTTGCCTCTTTTGTAACCGTATACCTCAACGTCTAGCCATTTAACTGCGTCTTTGATATAGCCTTTAACCTTTGCTTTTAATATCTCTTGGTCTGCCATTTTGTTTACCTCGTTAATTGCTTTCTTGGTTTTTGTCATCTTTTGTTTCCCCTGTAATTTGAATAATACCATCAAAACCCATGCCTTCAACCCATCTGTCAAACGCTGTGCGTTCTTCTTTGTCAAACTCATTTTCTAGCTGTGGGTAGCTGTCTCGCAGGTTTTCCCATTTTTTTGTTAAGTCAGTCATTAACAATTGCCCCTTACTTCTGTGTTGTATATGCCATGCTCTCTGTCAATTGATGCTTTCTGCTTGGCAAACTCATCGTATATTTCTTCTTCCATGACGCTTTCTAAATACAGGTAGATGCGATCTCTTAGGTCATCAGCAAAATTGCCTAAATTAACTATCTCGTCTAAGTGTATTCCAAGTGCTTCTGACCACCATTGCGCTTCTCTGCCGTAATCGTCTGGACAATCTTCTGCCATAGCAATAAACAGATTAGAAATTAGCTTGCTATTAATAGGCTTCTTGCCAAATAGCATTTCTGTGACAATTTTTCCGACACTTCTGCCAATTGATATGGGATAAATGTCATCAAACCAAGTCTTGTGACTGTTAAGCCAAATGTAAATAGCTTCATCAAGTGCTTCATCGGTTAGATCAGACAGCCTAGAATCTTCTGGGTATAAAGCATCATAATGCTTAGAAACAAAATCTTCATAAATTAACATGAAACAGCCCCCCTGATGCAGTCCTGATAATCCATAGTTGATACGAAAGCATACATAGCAAATAAAACTACTGCGGCAACTAAGCCTTTTATGTTGTCGTTGCTGTTCATGCTTTCCTCTTGGTTTAAATCCATATAGGTTCTTTGAAAATCGTGCATTATTATATCCTCTTGTTCGATTGGTTGCCCCCTTTCGGGGGCGATTTGTTTAAAAGTGTGGATCGCGGTATGCGTAAGGCTGAGTGCCTAAAGTGAATCGCATATTTTTGTAGCCCCATGCTTCTGGGTTGTTTCTCTTTCTGCGAATGCGGATCACATCGTGATCTGGTGCGCTCTGATACTGCACCTCATCGTCAATAACGATGTCGCTAATCATTCTGCGAACTTCCAGAGTGTTCTCGCTGATTACATTAACAATCTCAAAAGCAATAACGTCTGACCAAAGATGCTCTGATGCGTGAGTGTACTCGACAACCTCTTTCTTAACCTCGTAAGTAGTGCCGTCAAGCATAGTCTGTAAGTGGTCGATCATATCGGCATCTTCGGACAGATGAAGCTGTTCTTTAAGGTAGTCGTTCCAGTGTTCGCGTTTAGCCTCTAGGCACTCTTGTGCGTCAGCTTCGGTGTAGAACTTGTCGTGATGATTAACTAATCTTTCCTTGCCGCCAACATAAGGATTGCCCAAAGCAGTAGCAGGGATAGTTTCATAAACATTGTAATAAGTAGTAGTAAGCATTGATGTAACCTCTAATAATTGATTGATTGAGTTGTAGAGACTACAGGGCTTTGCTAACCCTGTCAACTATTTAATAAACATTTATTCTTTTTTCTTGTTTTTTGATCTGTTCTTTCAGTTGTTTTTGAAATTCTATGACCTCATCCCTGTTGTATTTCTTAGGTGGCAAATAGGTCAGCTTCTTCATTGCCTTTAGCCTTCTTTCGCCATACATTTCGATCATGTAATCACGATAGGCATCATGTACTTGCGGATCACCCATTAGCATATTGCACCGCTTGCACTGGATGTGGATATTTTCCTCAAAGCATTTAAGCCTTGTATGCCTTCTGCTGAAATAATGCCCACCATCCATAGCCTTCCAATGATCTATTTTGCCGCAACTAACGCATTGAGCGTAGCCGCAATCGTCAGCCGCCTTCATCCTTACTAACTTTTGCAGTAAGGTTGCCGCCAATTCGACCTCTTGGGCTATTGTGCGTTTCTTTCTTTTAGCCATTTAGTCGCTACCCTGTACAAGAATAATGGGCTGTTTACCAACTTCAAAATCGCAGTAAGTACAAACACCATAAGCCACACCATCATCACCAGACCACAAATCAAGACCGCCGCCACAAGATTGGCAAAACTCTTTAGTAATTCTAACGCCATCATCGCCACCTTTTTCATCGGGAAATCTTAGTATTTTGCTCATTTAACAGCATCGACATTAATTTTAACTCTTGAATCTTCACCGTATTGCTTGTGGTAGACAATAGCTGTCATAGAACGCTCTGCACCATAACCAGAGTCGCTGTGCCATTGGTCAGTAGCAGTAAGGCTACCCCAGTGACTAAACTGCATAGAACCAACTTCTCGGCTCATGTGGTGGTGTATATGCCCTAAATGACAGTAACGGTTCTTACACTGCGACCATTCATCATCTAGGTTAGTAATCACCGCCTGTAGAATCTGCTCATGTTTAATTCTGTCGCCATGATGATAGACAAATAGGTTGTTTTCCCATTCCCAATGCAAGAATTTTGAGTAGTTTTTAAGCACATTTACTCTTGGTTCTTTGTCGTAAAGTAGTTCTAAGCAACTTGATAGGTGACAAGCCATATCCGAATCGTGGTTGCCTCGCACATTTATCACCACAACTTCTTTGTGCGTTTCTAGCATCTTATCTATCAGCAACTGAAACAACCGGCCTGCTAGTTTAAACGTCTTACCGATTCGCGTATCAACGTCTACTGGCGTTCCTGCTGTAGTGGTATTGGCACTGCTATCAGCGTGAAAGAAATCACCTACGTTGACTAGAACGCCTATTTCAGCGTTGCCAACTCTCTTAGCTAGTCGATCAACAGCATTGCCTAAAATCTTTGTTGCTATTTTAACATCCCAATTATCGTCATCTAGCTTTGT